AAAACTTTCCCTGCTTCGGGATGTTTAATTGCTGCGCCTAATTGAACCCAATCGTATTTATCAATCGTACCCAATACTAATTGTTTGGATACGTTAGCTATACCACTCGTCATTCTAAGGTCATCCGAAAGTAACAGAATCTTCTTTTTTGCCATAACTTATTTTGTTTCTTAAAATTGTGAACCACTTATTTGTAAAACAGTGTATTCATTTAATTGTTTTCTAAATTCTTCGTTTTTTGTGTAAAGGTCTAAGGTTCTATTAACGAGTTTTTGAAAATTTATACCACCATGTATTGTGATAATCTTAAAGTCCTCATCGTATAACCTTTTTATAACCTTAACAGTTGTTAATTTTAAATCTGCCATAGTTGATAATATTTGTATATACATATATATACAAAAAATTATTTTCCATCACAATGTGTTCCAAAAAACTCACACCAACTACAAAGTTTTGATGGCTTTTTGAAAAATTCTATATCGGTTCTATATGAACCATCTTCATTAAATACCGTATCAACGAATTCAGTAAATCCTTTCCATGCTTTATTCATAGATGGTTTACCGCTAGCAGGTATGTGTCTACTAATACGAGGAATATGATAATCTGCATTTTCAGAAACCTTACGTTTTAAAATCATAAATTCGACATCAATAATATCAGGCGAAATATTTAATAACTCTGCGTAAAATTTCTTATATAAAAGTATTTGAGTATTTTTAACCGGGTCTGATTTTTGATACTTACTCCAACCTTTTGTAGATGTTTTGAAATCGGTAATACGATATCTACCGGTTGCTTTACTTCTAACAATGAAATCTATAAATCCTAAAAAATTAACGTGTTCAGCTATCTTAGTATTAATCACTTGCTCAATTGCAACTAATTCATCATCTTTTAAAGAAAAGAAATTATTGAAGTTTTTTGATTTCTGAAAGTAATCTAAAATTAGATACCCATCTTCTAAGAATTCTACTAACTCTTCCTTAGAACATATAGGGTCTTTACCATCGTTGGATTCTTTGATGAAGAATTCTCTCATCTTTTCTTTAAGAAAAGCCTTCGTATCCATTCCCTTATCAGCTTGTGATTTGGAGATACGAAGGCATCTACTTAAATACTCTTGCAATGTTTCGTGCATTGCTGAACCAAATACAGAATGTATATTGGATTTTGATGTGGATAAACCATCTATATAAGATAGTTTATATTGTTGTGGACAATTACTCCACATACTATATTGTGAAAATGATACTCTAGCCATATAACAAATATACGAATTTTATTTCAATAAACCAAAGAATTATATCTTTAATTTAAGTTTCGTAATTTGTTTTTTTTCTATGCCATACATTTCGCAAATGTATTTGATATTTTCTCTACCTTCTCTAGTCGAATAGAGGATATCTATATATTCTAATGCCTGCGATTCTGGCACCGAATACTCTTTTTTAACCAATTCAACTAAAAACTCCTCATACTTATCTTCAGATTTACCTTTAGTATATTTTAAATACTGCTTACCTTTTGGTAATACGCCAATATACAATTTGTACATCTCCTTTGGCTGAAGAGTTTGTGTTAATGGTAATAATGATGCAATGAGTTCAACCCATTCCGGCTTCATAGACAGGAATCGATTAATCATAAAGTTACTCCACGATTTCAAATCCTCTTCCGATAACTTATCGAAATATTTAGGGTCTTGCTCCGCCGTAATTGCATTAAGATGGTCGAATAACTTTTTAGCTGCCATTATTTTTCTTCTTTTGGAGTTTTTAATTCATCGGGTAAAAACTCTTGCAATGGTTTACCACAATTTGTACATAAGAATGCTTCAAATGGCATAATAGTATCTTTATCACCACCTGTTAATAATTTAGAAGCCTTACGAAATCTAAATCCTGGCATAAAAATAATATTACCACATTCACAAGCTACATCTCGTGTATCTTTTAAATCAATTTGTGGTTGTTGAAATTGTTCGTTTATCATTTTATAATATTTAAAATTTGAATAATTGTGCTCATAAACACTATCTCCTTATCTACTACTAAAGCATCTTTTGATAATCCATCTGCTATGGTAAGTATCACATTTGCTGTATTTCCAGCAGCGTAATCATCTACCTTATCATATAACATAGAGTACATTTCTGAATAATCATTTAATCGATTATCAGCTACCGCCTGTCTAATGTTTATGAATAAGTTTCTTTTATCATTGGATGATTTAAGAAGTTCAATCAACTTAGTTTGGAAATTAGATTCAACCATAATTGCATGGTCTACTTTCAATTCACCTTTAGCCGATTGTAGTTGGCAAGTATTTAGGATTCTACGGATATCGGGATAATATGAACTAACTATATCAGCTACATTCTTAATATCATATGTAATCTTTTCAGTATCCAATATCTTACTCACCTGAATTGCTACATCCTTTTTAGTTGGAGGTGTGATTGCAAATGATTGACATCTACTTTGAATCGGGTCAATAATCTTCTCAATGTAGTTACACGTCAAAATGAATCTACAATGCTTACTGAATGTTTCCATTAAGTTACGAAGAATTGCCTGTGCGTTTGGAGTCATATAATCAAACTCATCCAAAATTACAACTTTGAATCCTGCGAAACCTACCGATGATGCGAATCCTTTTACTTTGTTACGAACTGTATCAACGTTATTCTCATCCGATGCATTGATAATCATATGGTCACATTTGATTGTGTTTACGATTAACTTAGCCAATGTGGTTTTACCCGTACCCGCTTTTCCATACAATAGTAAATGCGGAATATCGTTGTTATCCAAATATTGTTGGATAGTTTCTTTGATGGTTTCATTACCAACGTAATCAGCTAATGTTTGTGGTCGGTATTTCTCCACCCATAAACTATGCTCTCTTTTATTTATATCGTTTGCGAAAAAGCTCATATTATATTATTTTCCTGTTGAACCGAATCCGCCTTCGCCTCTTTCGGTGTTATTTAATTCTTCTACTTCTTCAAACTCAATTGGTGGGTATGGGATAATTATAATTTGCATAATTCTATCACCAACTCCATATAAAATTTGGCCATCTTTAGATAAAGATTTTTGATTAAAAGTTGCTTGTATTTCACCTCTATAACCACTATCAATCACACCTACTGAATTACTCAATGATAAATCGGTTTTGCGTATAGATGAACGAGGAAACACTAATCCTACAAATCCTTTTGGTATTTCCATTGCTAATCCTGTTCCGTATGTAACTTGAGTACCATCAAACTTAATTGATGTTGCTACCAAATCCATACCGGCATCCCCATCTTTTGCATAAGTTGGTATAACTACTTCTGGACTAAGCTTCTTTATTCTTACTTGCATTCTTTCTTTCTTTTTTTGTTTCTTCGCTAATTGGTCTTGGGAACACTCTGAATACCATTCCATTTTGTTGGAAGTTCAATCCTTGTCCTTCGGTTGGTTCAATTTTCATTTGTAATGGTGCAGCTGTTTCGCCTTCATTTGAGAATGCAAATACCACCGGCTCATTGTTAAAAAATTGAAAACACCATTCTGCATCTAAGATTGGGTTTGCTTCAGGTACTCCAATACTACCTGCATCTTGTTGTTGTAATTTCTCTTCTGGAAATAAATCTAATTGTTCTGCCATTTTTTATTAATTTGAAATTTCTACTAAATAATATTTACATACGAACTCATCGATAATGAATTCAACGTGCGCCAATCCATCAGCCGATACGTTAAGTTTAGCAGATGTTGCTTCTTTGTTAGCCGTTAAGATTTCTTTAAGATACTTAGCGGAGAAAGAAATTGGTTTAACTTCACCCGCGTAACCTTTTTGGCAAGTAAATGTTACTCTATTTGTAGAAATAGTTGAGTATCCAATTGCCATCTTCAAATCACCATTTTCAGTAAATACAGTGAATGTATCGATATCAGATAATGCACCCTTTGCTTTGATAAATTTATCAATCATAGTAGATGCCATTTCGATTGAAATACCAAATTCAGGCATTTGCTTCAAATCAGGTACAACAGGAATTACACCTAAATCTGCTAATTGATACGAAGTTTCAGTTTCATCTGAATTCAACTTTAATACAGTTGCTCTATCGCCAACCATATCAACATTTAAAGATAAGTCATTATCCAAAATGCCTAATAAATTTTTTAACAATGATGTAGTGTAAATACCAACATTGAATGGTTTTGATGTAAAGCCATTAAAATCCACTTCACCCAACATAGTCTTATCATCTGAAATGAAGCGTACAGATAGTTTGTTTCCTTCTGCATTCCATGCTACTGATTCAATAACTCCACCTAGTGAATACTTTTGAATGAATCTTTGTAAATTTTGTTTGTTCATAATCTAATTTTTAAATTTTATTTTATTGTTATTGTGTAAATATACGAAAATATTTCGAATGTTCCAAATTAAAATGAGAAAAACTTTTTGGCAGTTAGAGCTTCAGTTGATGCTTTTTGCCATTTAAGTGCGGTATAGAAATCATCTACCTTATTTTCCATATCCGATACATATAATTTATCTCTATCAATATATTGTTCTACGAAATCCATAATCTCCTTAGGGTCATTATAATCTTTAAATGCCACAGTATCTAATCCCAAAGGATTATTTTTAAGATATACCCATTTAACTTTATCACCATCTCTAATTGGTTCGTGCTTATATGGTGCATTAAAGAATTTTAATAATCGATTATAAGTAATACCAGCTTTAACGTGCGCCGGGGTTCCTTTCTCAAAAGATGCAATTGATAATCCACTATCCTTTCTCCAACTACCATTATCGTATTTACTCAATTCTTTGATTGCTCCACCTTTTGCTATCTTATTAACAGGCAAAGTAGCCATACTAGCTTTAAATGCTAATAATTTTGTATCAACGTATTCATTATCTTTACCCATTAGAATATCCTTCAACATAGCACTCATTTGGTCCTGAAATGCTTTGGGGAATGATGAACGAACCACATCCAATCCTTTAACATCCAACTTATCACAAGGAATACCATTCTTTAATACCATCCATTGTGCATATCGTTTCTTAGCTACCCAAAATCCTGCTTTACTGATATACTCCTTTTTGATTTCAAATCTATGTTTCTCTTTTGGAATAAAGAAAAATCTCTCAGCCAACATATCATAAAATGAGTTTAAGAATGTTTGTGTTTCAGTTGCAATATTATCTACCTCAACTGCCATTCTCTTTTCATCAAATGTTTTATATTCTGGGTATCTATGTTTTACCAAAGGTTCTGCCATCATATAAATTGAATCCGTATCAATATAAACATTGTAGTCATCGGTTGTTCCTAATTCTTTCCAATATTTTCTATTTGCCATCTCCGCCGTTTTCTTAATAACAGTTTGACCCGTAACCGTAACTGCCTCTGCATTATCAATATCGTAAAACCGAAAGGCAGGAAGGCCAAGAACACCATACATAGAATTAAGAAGAATCTTCTGAACAAGCTGCCTTTTAGCATAAAAGTCATATTTCTCCGTATCACCCGCTTCACCATATTGTTTTTCTAATTTTCTGAACTCAACACGCTTTTCAAACCAATCATTTAAGATATCAGCAATAAGACCCTTCTTATCCTGTGTATATAGAACCCCATTTGCTGCTACACCTAAGTTACTATCTTTGATAACTTCCGTTAGCTCCTGAGTCGTATATTCGTATGTATCACCATCTTTACCCACTAACTTATATGTCGTATCCAATCCTCTAATATTGGCTTCTGCATCCCAATTTTCAATCTTACCAACTTTCGTTTCGGGACTGATATTTAGAGTCATAATAATCGATGGATATAGTGATGTTAAATCCAAGTCATAAATCCAATCATACTTACCAACGATAGGTTCTTTTACATAAGCTCCAATAAACTTCTCTTGATTATTATCTCTAAGAGCCTGCATCCTTTCTTTCCTATCTCGCGGTTTGTTAGTCGCAACCAATCCTTTCTTTTTAAGATATCCTAAACAAGCTCCTTCCAACCATTTAGATGAATAAATGTAATCTTCATATGGTACAAACCCAGCGTGACAAACGGCTCTAC